TTACGAACAGATTGATTTTAATGACGACGCTACAGCGGAAGTTAATATCACTACTGGATCTTTTTCGTGGCAGAACGGTGTTAAAGATACAACAGTACAATTTACACCAAATCCTAATGGAAGATTTAAAGTAAGTTGGGTACCAAGTTTAAATTTACAAAATAATATTATAATTAAAAATGGATTTAAATACCCTGGAAATGAACATATGGGTGCATTTGGCTGCGATAGCTACGATATATCCGGCACTACCGACGGTAAAGGCTCTAAAGGATCTTTGCATGGACTTACTAAGTTCAGCATGGAAGATGCACCACCGAATCGGTTTTTTCTGGAGTATATAGCTAGACCACAAACCGCTGAAATGTTTTTTGAGGATGTGTTAATGGCATTAGTATTTTACGGCATGCCAATACTTGCAGAAAATAACAAACCTAGATTATTATATTATTTAAAGCGAAGAGGTTACAGAGGATATTCAATGAACCGACCAGATAGAACTTGGAACAAGTTATCAACCGCTGAAAAAGAAATAGGTGGCATACCAAACTCAAGTGAGGATATAAGACAAGCGCATGCTGCCGCAATAGAAACATATATAAATTCTCATGTTGGAATTAAATCTGACGGAACTTATGGTGATATATATTTTAATACCACATTAAATGATTGGGCTAGGTTTGATATAAACAAAAGAACAAAATTTGATGCCGCAATAAGTTCAGGTTTAGCAATTATGGCATGCAATAGACATTTATATAGGCCACATGGCGAAAGACAAAAATCAAAAGTTAATATTAGCTTTGCACGATACGAAAATAAAGGAACTTTATCAAAAATAATAAAAAACTATGGCTGAGTCCGTTTTAAAAAGTTACTTCCCAAGCCAAACAGCTAGCGACGACGAAAAACTATCACAAGATTATGGTTTGAAAGTGGCTAGAGCTATAGAAAATGAATGGTTTAAGAAAGACAGAGGGGTTAATAGATTCTTTGTAAATCAAAACCAATATCATAAATTAAGATTATATGCAAGGGGAGAACAAAGCATACAAAAATATAAAGATGAATTATCTATCAATGGTGATTTATCATATTTAAATTTAGATTGGAAGCCAGTTCCTATTATACCTAAATTTGTAGATATAGTTGTAAATGGTATTGCAGAAAGAACATACGATATAAAAGCGTATTCACAAGATCCTAATGGTGTTAATAAAAGAACACAATATATGGAAAGTATACTTGCTGATATGCGCACTAGAGAGTTTAGTGATTATGTTCAAGAACAATTTGGATTAAATACATACAATAATAATCCACAAACATTACCAGAAAACGAAGAAGAGCTACAATTGCACATGCAGCTTGATTACAAACAAGCTATTGAAATTGCTGAAGAACAAGCAATACAAACTGTATTTAATCAAAATAATTACGAAAATATAAAGAAAAGGTTATTTTATGATTTAACAGTATTAGGTGTTGGATGTGTTAAAAATAATTTTACACAGTCAGAAGGTATTAAAATTGAATACGTAGATCCTGCAAACATAGTGCATTCGTATTCTGAATCACCATATTATGACGATATATATTATATTGGTGAAATAAAAAATATAAATGTTAACGATCTTAAAATGCAATTTCCAAATCTTACAGATGAGGATTTAAAAAAGATTACACAACAAGGGAGTCAAGATTACAATACATATAATAAATACAATACACAAGTAAACAATAAAGATAATAATTCAGTCCAAATTATGTACTTTAATTATAAAACGTACATGAACGAAGTTTATAAAGTAAAACAAACTTCTACTGGTGCTGAAAAAATTATTAAAAAGTCTGATGCATTTATGGCAACACCTATTGATGGTGAATTAAGATTTGAGCGGATTGCTAAAAACATAGAGGTATTATATGAAGGCGTGTTTGTACCGGGGTCAAACATATTATTAGAATGGAAACTTGCTGATAATATGTTAAGAGAAAAAAGCGATGTTAATAAAGTTAAATTAAATTACTCATTGGTATCACCAAGAGTATATAATGGTAGAATTGAATCATTAGTAAGCAGAGTTACAGGTTTTGCAGATATGATACAATTAACACATTTAAAAATACAACAAGTACTTTCAAGAATGGTACCGGATGGTGTATATTTAGATGCAGACGGTTTAGCTGAAATTGATTTAGGTAACGGAACAAATTATAATCCACAAGAAGCATTGAATATGTTTTTCCAAACAGGTTCTGTTATTGGTAGATCATTTACAGCCGAAGGTGATATGAATCCAGGCAAAGTGCCTATTCAAGAAATAAGCAATAATGCAGGAGCAAATAAATTAGCACAATTAATTAGTACATATAACTATTATATGCAAATGATTAGGGATGCTACTGGATTAAATGAAGCAAGAGACGGAAGCACGCCTGATAAAAATGCATTAGTTGGTGTACAAAAACTTGCGGCAGCAAATAGTAATACAGCAACAAGACATATATTACAAGCTGGATTATTTTTAACTGCTGAAACTGCAGAAAAAATATCTTTAAGAATATCTGATGTATTAGAATATTCACCAACAAGAGATGCATTTATTCAAAGTATTGGAGCACATAACGTTGCGACATTACAGGAATTAACTGAATTACATCTTTATGATTTTGGTATATTTTTAGAATTAGCGCCAGATGAAGAAGAAAAACAAATGCTTGAAAATAATATTCAAGTTGCAATTGGTCAGAAAAATATTGATTTAGATGATGCTATTGATATTAGGCAAATTAAAAATATTAAACTTGCAAATCAATTATTAAAATTAAGAAGAAAGAAAAAGCAAGAAAGAGATCAAAAAATACAACAGCAAAATATTCAAGCACAAGCGCAAGCAAACGCTCAGGCACAACAAGTTGCAGCGCAGGCAGAAGTACAAAAACAGCAAGCATTAACTCAAAGTAAAATTCAATTAGAATCAGCAAAAAGTCAAATGGAAATGTCTAAACTTCAAGCTGAAAAAGAAATGAAAAAAGAATTAATGCAATTAGAATTTCAAATAAATATGCAATTACAGGGTATGGCACAACAAGCATCAGCTCAACAATTGCAAATAAAAGAAGACGCGAAAGCGCAAAAACAAACCGCTAAGCCCTTTGAATCATCGGGTAATGATATATTAAGTGGCGGATTTGGCTTAGGTGCATTTGAACCTAAGTAATATATAATGTATAATCATATAATATTTTATCATGTCAGAAAAAGTAGAAGCAAAAGTTATAGATGCTGAAGAGCCATCTATACAAGAAAAAGAAGAAATTGTACAAAAAAATGCCGGATTTGATGAAGAATCAGGTGTGTACAAGGTGGATCTTTCAAAACCACCAGTAACTGAAGAACAACCTAAAGAAGAAACAGATGCCGTTCAAGAGCAAAGCACAGATGAGGTTCCTGTACAAAACGAACCCGAAACTAGCGGAGAAGTGGTCGAAGAAATACAAAACGAAGAACCTACCAGAGAAAGTAATGAAGATGTGCGGGATACACAAGAAGAAGAAGTAATATTAGAAGAAGTAACGGATGAACAAACCAATAATGACGAGGCTGCAGTGGTTGCAGAGCAAGAAGAAGAGCAAATTGAACAGGTTGAAAAAGCAGAATTTAAAGAAGAAATAGAATATCCTGAAAATATTCAAGACTTAGTTAAGTTTATGAATGAAACAGGTGGAACTTTAGAAGATTATGTAGCACTAAATAAAGATTATGACCAATTTGAAGACATGTCTTTATTACACGAATACTACACTAAATCTAAACCTCATTTATCAGCAGATGAAATTAACTTTTTAATAGAAGATAAATTTTCATATGACGAAGAAATAGATGAGCCTAAAGATATAAAAAGAAAAAAATTAGCTTTTAAAGAAGAAGTTGCGCAAGCAAAAAATCATCTTGAATCACAAAAGTCTAATTATTATAAAGAAATTAAAGCTGGGTCAAGGTTAACACCTGAACAGCAAAAAGCAATGGACTTTTTCAATAGATATAATGAAGAAAGTGCAGAGCAAGAAAAAATAACACGATCTCAAAGAGAAGTGTTCGACAACAAAACTAAATCTTTTTTCAATAACCAATTCAAAGGTTTTGAATATAATGTTGGAGATAAAAGATATAGATTTAATGTCAAAAATGTGAACGAGGTTAAAAATACTCAAAGCGACATCAATAATTTTGTCAAGAGGTTCTTGAATGAAAAAAATGAAATGGCTGACGCTGCCGGTTATCATAAGTCTTTGTTTACTGCGATGAATGCCGATGCTATCGCAAATCACTTTTATGAGCAAGGCAAAGCAGATGCTATTAAAGAATCTGTTAAGTCTGCTAAAAACATCAAAATGGATCCTAGATCCAGTCATCAAGAAATTGAAGTTGGTGGTATGAAAGCGAGAGTAGTTAGTGGAGATAATTCATCGGGTTTAAAATTAAAACTTAAAAATTATTAAAAATTAATTAAAAATGGCAACAAACGTTACATTTAGCGGCCCAGCGGCTGCTAGTATAATTAGCCCAAGTGCGGTAAAAGCAACACTTGCGTCTAATTACTTAAACTTCCATGGTGCAGGTGGTGCTAACTGGTCACAGCAGTATTTACCTGAACTATATGAGCAAGAAGTTGAAAGATACGGAAATAGAACTGTATCTTCATTCTTAAGAATGGTAGGTGCTGAAATGCCTATGGCTTCTGATCAAGTTATTTGGTCTGAGCAAGGTAGATTACACTTAGCGTATAATGGTGTTGTAGACTGTACAGATGGTTCTGTAGGTACAATCACTGGTATTGATTCAGGTACTGCTGAGGCACACGCTGTAAGAAAAGGAGCAACTATCGTAGCTTCTGTTACAGGTAACTCAAGTGCAGCAACTGAAGTTGTAAAATGTTATGTAACAGCTGGTATTGAAGCTTCTACATCTGCGTTAACTATTAAGCCTTACGGCGGAGCTAACTTAGAGGATATAGGATCTTTAACATCTTCTGATACAGCAGCAACAATTAAATTCTTTGTTTATGGTTCTGAATTTAACAAAGGTACAGCTAGTATGACTGATGCTGTAGAGCCAAGCTTCAAATCTTTCACTAATAAGCCACTTATTATTAAAGATCACTATGAAGTAAATGGTTCTGACACAGCTCAAATCGGTTGGGTAGAAGTATCAGGAGAATCTGGACAAAATGGTTACTTATGGTATTTAAAAGCTGAAGGCGACACGAGAGTAAGATACGAAGATTATTTAGAAATGGTAATGATCGAAGCTGAAAAGAAAAACGGCGGCGATGCAGCTGTTCCTGAAGGATCTGAAGGTTTATTCTCTGCAATTGAGTCAAGAGGGCTTATAGCTACAAATCAATTTGATTCAACAACTCCAGCAGTTGATAAATTACCAGAATTTGACTTATTATTAAAAGAATTAGATAAGCAAGGATCTATCGAAGAAAACATGTTATTCTTAGACAGAGATGCTAATCTATACTTTGATGATATGCTTGCAGGATTAAACCCAAATATTACAGGTGGTTTATCTTTTGGTGTTTTTGAAAACTCACAAGATATGGCGCTTAATTTAGGTTTTTCTGGATTTAGAAGAGGTTCTTATGACTTCTACAAAACTGACTGGAAATATCTTAACGATAAGTCTACAAGAGGTTTAGTAGGTGGATTAAGCGGTATCTTAATTCCAGCAGGTACATCTTCAGTGTATGACCAACAATTAGGTAAAAACGTCAGAAGACCTTTCTTACACGTAAGATATAGAGCTTCTGAAACTGATGATAGAAGAATGAAATCTTGGATTACTGGTTCAGTAGGTGGAGCATCTACAACTGGAGATGATAAGATGGAAGTACACTATCTATCAGAAAGATGTTTAGTAGTACAAGCAGCTAACAACTTTGTATTATTCAACTCTTAATATTTAACATAGGGAACGGGTGCTTCGGCACCCAAACCCTATATTATTAATTTTTATTTTATTATATCATGGCAAAAAAAGAAAAAGCAGCGGTGGCTGTTGAGGAGCCCGTAGTGGTTGCACCACCAAAAAAAGAAGATAAAGCTCCTAAATGGGAGATTAAAGATAGGATTTATGAATTAACATTAAATAAAACACCTATCGTATACATATTAAAAAGTAGAGGATTAATGTGGTTTGATGAAGAATTGGGTTATGAAAGAGAAATCAAATATTGTGAAAATCAAAAAACAGTATTTCAAGATGAAATGAAGGGACCAGAAAGACTGAGTCATATTATTTTTAGAGATGGCCAGTTATATGTTCCAAAAGAAAAACAAACATTACAAAAATTTCTTTCATTATATCACCCTTGGAATGGTTCTAAATTTATAGAATACAATCCAGTACAAATAGCTGAAAACGATATTGATTATCTTGAAGCTGAAATTGAAGCATTAAATGCAGCTCAAAGCATTGAAATTGATCATGCAGAGGCAATAATGAGGACAGAATTAGGATCTAAGGTATCTAAGATGACTTCTAAGGAGCTTAAAAGAGATTTATTACTATTTGCTCGAAGTAATCCAAAATTGTTCTTAGAATTAGCAAATGACGATAATATTAATATTAGAAATATTGGTATTAAAGCTACTGAAATGAAGATTATTAAATTATCAAATGACCAAAGAACATTTACTTGGGGATCAACTGGTAGAAAATTAATCACAGTTCCATTTGATGAAAATCCATATTCAGCTTTAGCGGCATACTTTAAAACTGACGAAGGTATTGAAGTATATCAAACTATTGAAAAGAAATTAAAGTAAGCAATTGTAGGTAAGAGGCCTGCGATTGTGGGCCTTTAACCTATAATAAACATATAATGAGCGTAAACGTAAATACAGTATACCAAAGAGTATTAGCTATAACAAACAAAGAGCAACGAGGTTATATTACGCCTCAGGAATTTAATTATCTTGCAAATCAAGCTCAGATGGACATATTTGAGCAGTATTTTTATGATATTAATCAGTTTAGTAGAATACCAGGTAACGACACTGAATATTCTGATATGCTTGATATATTAGAAAAAAAATTAAGTTTATTTGAAAAAACAAATCAAACTGTAACAAACGGAACAACATTGCCTAGCGATTTATATAGATTAGGTAGTGTTATCTTCAATAATGCTGTAGCTGAATTAATTAGCCAAAAAGATTGGTTATATGTAAAATCTTCACCATTAGCACAGCCAACAAATGATTTCCCTGTGTATATAAAAGACGTAGACGGAATAGAGGTATACGGAAAAGACAGTGATGGAAACATTGAACAAAAAACATCAAACGTTACTTGTAATTACACAAAGGTACCAAATGAAGTTTCATGGGCTTATAATTCTGTAACAGGTACGTATGATGCAAGTAATTCTGTTAATTTTGAATTACATGCTTCTGAAGAAACCGATTTGGTTATAAAAATATTAGCATTGGCTGGTGTAATACTTAAAGATAATTCTTTATACGGTATTGCAAGTGGAGAAGATGTTAAAAATATTCAACAAGAAAAATCATAATAAATGGGGTTAATTAATCAAACACAACAAGCATATTACGAAGGCAACGATTTTGGGGGCTATCAGTTTATATCACTAAAAGATATTGTAAATAATTTTATGCTATCTTATGTTGGTGAAGAAAAAATAATCCCTAAAATTAAAAGAAATAACGTAAGTTTTTATGCTCAAAGAGCATTACAGGAATTAAGTTATGATACTTTTAGGATTGAAAAATCACAAGAAATTGAAATTCCACCAACACTAGTAATGGCTTTGCCGCAAGATTATGTAAATTATGTTAAAGTAAGCTGGACAGATACAAGCGGCGTTGAACATCCTATATACCCTACAATAAACACTAGTAATCCAGAAGCTATATTGCAGGACGATCAGTATAATTATACATTTGATGCAGATGGTAATTTATTAAAAGCTAATGAATCCGAAACGTGGACAAAATACAAAGACCAAAATACAGATACAGATGTTGTAAATGACTTTTATTTAGAAGATAATAGAAGTTTTCAAACATTAAATGGCCAAAGATACGGTTCAGATCCACAACACATGAATTCAAACGGGTCATTTTATATTGACCCTATTAAATCAAGAATACATTTTTCTGGCAATTTAACAGATAAAATTGTAACATTAAAATATATAAGTGATGGTTTAGGAACAGATGCAGAAATGAAAGTACATAAGTTAGCAGAGGAAGCAATGTATAAATGTATAGCATATTATATATTAGAAGCAAGATCAAATACTCCTGAGTATTTAGTTATGAGATATAGAAAAGATAAGTTTGCTTCCGTTAGAAAAGCAAAACTTAGATTATCAAATATAAAACTTTCCGAGCTTACACAAACACTAAGAGGTAAATCAAAACATCTAAAACACTAGAATATGCC